CAGGTTACTATAAATATAAATATTAATATAAATAATAATATTAAAGACCAAACTTGTGTTTAGCATACGGTATAACGTGCTTGGACAAGGCTTTCTTCCCTTCTCTCTTAATGAAGTTTGCAACGGCATTGGTACCTTTGTGTGTAGGGGGGTGTTGCATCTGAACATGATTAACTGCTGTTTGCATTGCGACATCCATCAAAGGTTGATCAACGGCTAATGTTGCAATTGGAGAATCTTCCTTAGGAGTATACTCACAGTTGACAATAACCTCAATCAATAAAGATGATGTTGAGTTTGGCAAACCAAACCCAGCAATGAAAATGGTTTCCCATGAATCATCATTATAATTGTTAGCAGCACCAGCAGCAACAGTACCATAAGCATAAGATTCAGGAGACAAAGGTTTAGCAACAATGTGGAAAGTTTCACCATGGGTGACTGGGTGAACCTTCCAGGCTGTAAAGTTAACAGGATTGAAGGTGGTAGAGGAGTTTAAAGGGGGGGCTCCTCCTTTTGCTGCTATAATATATCCTTGAGAATTAGTAGCACTGAGTAAATTACTGACTGAAATACCCATAGATGTTGGTCTGTAGGTAAGTCCGTAAGTATTGATTAAATCAGTGGAAGCATCCCCAAGAGCGTAAGTGGTTGCCCAGGTAACGGCAGCACCTACTATAGCAGCACCATTCCAGCTAACACCGCTGAAATTCGGTTTAGGATTAAAAGCGTAAGCAAAATTACCAGTAGTACTAGTTGTGACATTAACAGTATATTTAAACTGGGAGGTTAAGCTTCTACCAGCCCCTTGATCAGGGTATCTGGCTCTAGCTGCCTCTCCACAAAAAGGGTCAGTTAAACTAGATAAAACTCTCTCGAGATTATCAGTATTAATGCCAGTTAAATTACTGACTTCTTTCTTAACTACTTTCTTAACGATTTTAACTCCAGCTTTAGCTACCTTTTTCAAAACCTTTGATTTCTTCGGCTTGCAAGCACTATAGAGCAGATGATAATTGTCCAAATCATCAATTGGTAAATCGATTCTACGCAAACTCGTAAAGGCGGGAATCGCATTATTAACTAATATAAACATATTCACCTCCGGTCGGACCACAGAGGCTGAATACATGAGTTGCTCATAAAGAGGATGATAACCGTATTTCATCATGAAACCCAAAACGGTCTCCTGATTGATATCCATTAACATATGATATAAAGATTTCAGGATTCTCTTTCCATAAGGAACGGAGTTTAACGGCCACTCATGGCTGCAAAGCTGCAGAGTGTTATTAATCTCAGCATCCCGAAGAGGAAAACTAAGAATCGAGTAACAATCAGAGAGGTTACTAAGAGGAGTCTCTTCACAATCATCGCCGACACTCGTAATTGCCAATAGAGGCACTTCTTGAGGAATAATGGTTATAGAAACAAGAGCCGCAGCTATAGCTCGGCAACTACGTATAAAAGTATTAACATCAGCTGTACCCCAACGGCCACTAGGTTGACCTTCAAGGTTGTTGTGTCTAAACACATCGCCGAAAATATTATAAAATTTGTGGAAGTAAGATCTTTCGAGTTGTCTACTCAAATTGGACTTGAAAGGACCAAAACAGGCAACAGCACTAACGTACTTTTGCCAGTTGAGGGCCTCAAATAGGGTGACAGTCCAATCGAAGGTTGGAACATCAGAACTAAACTTCGCACCTTCATGTTTCACATTCAAAATATAAGAGTGATAATTATCAAAACCGATGCCTATGCCAGAATAACCTTCATACAACTGATTTTTCATGTCAGTAGAAATTCTGTTATAAAGCATAGATTCTATAAAAATTGTTACTATTCCAGGAGCAGTAACAATTCTACCGTAGTCCTTAGTAGCTTTAATAGGTTCTTCCTTAATACTAATGTTAAGTATGTCGGCTAAGAAACAGTTGTGGAAGTCATCTGGTGTAGAACAGTAACTACCTAAAATGTTTAATAAACCGACACGGAAAATAACTGCTTGAAGCAAGTCGTCCATCAGTTCTGGAGAATCAAAAATCTGACCTTTTAAAGGAGCAAAAAGTGTGGAGGGAAATCCAGAACTCTTGCTAGGATCTAAACGATAAATGGTTTCTATAAAATCATGATAGCTAAAAGAATCAAGATTAGGAGTAACTTTAAGAGCGGCTCCTATCAGGATATCAGTGGCTTGGGATAAGCACTCTTTATTAAGATCATTAAGCTCAATACCTTTACCCACGTTATCAAAGAGGGACTTGAGTAAAGCTGTCTTGCCTCTATCAGGCATCTTATATTGGTTTAATTCAGGGATCGCTGTGAGGATGTCTTCAGGTAGCTGGTCACAGCGGGGGTCTTTGTTAAAAGAGTCTACAAATCCAGCTAATTGGATATCCGATCTTGTAGACTCTCTTACTTTGGTTTTAAATCTTCCGTAAGCATAAAAACGGTTTAACGACAACGCCTCTGAGATTAAAGCAGAGGCCTCATTCAGAAATCCTGTTTGGGTAAACCGGTTTTCTCCAAAGTTTTAATTTTTTCTGTTAGTCTGGCTAACTCTTCCTGATAACGAGCTGCACTCTCTTGTGCTCGTAGAAGCTCTTTGCGTTGCTTTTCAGCCTGAGCAGCTTGCTGCTTTCTAGAATTATGCTTGGCACGCAACATCTTTAGGGTCAGAATTAAAGTCATCTTCTCCCAGGTATTAACAGGGTAAATACTCTTTTGATCCTCATTCAATTCTATGAATTTATCTAAATAAGTACCTTGAGAGTTGATTAGTTTAATCTCCTCTCTTAGTTTTTCCTTTTCCAAATCCTCTTTAATTTTTGAGAAATCTTTCTGAGTAACCGCTTTTGGGTCCACAACAACAGATGCGGAAACCGCATTGGCTACAGATCTCTTCAAAATAGGGGCAGGGGGAATCTGAGTAGGTGTGGGCGCTCGGTTATTGGGATTAATCCAAGTGGTTTCATTCTTGTGATTATACCAATACGGAGTGCCGTCAACATCATAAGCTCTTTTCCAGATCTCTTTGTCCTCACGCGGAGGAGGTGGTGGAGGGCAAACTCTGTCGGATTCGGTAAATAAAACATCTAAAACAGCATGTTGTTGGGTTTGATCGATCTCAACCTTTTCCTCCTCTACGACAGGAGGAGATGAGAGCTGAGGAGTGGTTTCAGGATTGTACACAAAACCCAGTTCCTCAATATCTTGCGGGGAAAACTCAGGTGTAGCTGGTTGGAAAACAATGCCCAACTCTTCTACGTTCTCACTTTTCACTTCAGGCATGAAGTCATCCTCAACGCCCTGAAATAAAGTTTCAATAGTAGGAACAAGAGCCGCAGCTTGATGGGAGGTAACAACAACAAGAGATTCTTCTGTTACAGGAAGTGAAGTAGCGTTTTTCTTTCTACCTTTAGCGGTACCATTGTAACTTAGGTAGCCGCCTCTAGTTTTAATACGTCTCTCATTCCCATAATAATCTTGCTCATCGTAAATATCTTCTTCGGAATCATATCCTTCATCTGCTTTAAAATCATCATCAAAATCTTCCGAATAGTAACTACCAAGGGACTCGTCGGGTTCAGCAAACAACAGAGTTCTTCTGTTGCTTTGTGAGATCCATGTGGTCCCCTCACTAGTGACTAACATACGTCGACGATTTCTAGGCATGCAGAGTTGAAAATCCGGCGGAAGAACAGGATGCACTTTGGTGGTAAACTTAACCAAGGTAGCAAAACAAATGGGATTAACTTGCTGTATACCAACAAAAATTGCGACAACTTTTCCATCCTGAAAAATGGGGGTGCCAGAAAAACCTTCACCCAGTCTTAAGTCGTCATTAGGAAAACAAATAAAACTCGATGAAGGGATCGGTTCTGCCATAAGTGTATGAACGACTCCCAAAACAGCAACTTGGATGGGCTCCCCACATACATAGGGAGCAACATCGTAACCGGTTCTGGGGCCGTCCATGATGACCAAATCCCAAACAGGATGGCGCAATTTAACGCTTGCAACTACTCTCTGATTGTTGACGAGAATATCAACAATCCCACAATCAATCTCGTCTTCTAAACAGTGCTCGGCAGTGATTAAACCCTCTTTGGTAACGACTGCTCTACCAATAAGATCACCAGTGACGCTTTCCAACTTGCAAATATTAGGATCAACCTCATATTCGCCATTATATTCTCTGGTAACAACACTTCGGGAACCAATACCATGGTCCCAAAATTCTCGATCAAGCAGTTCTTTTGCTTTAGCAACTCTGGTTTTAGTGGCCTTTAAAGCCTTACCGAGAGTCTCAGCATTCTTCTGCTTGAGCTCAATAATTTCTGAAAGTAATGTCTTTTGACTCATTTTATTTCAATTTAGTTCTAAG